AATGGATGATTATGATTCGTTGGTTGGAAAACAAGAAGTTGAAGAAAAGAAAAGACCAGGACTTTGGGCTAATATAAATGCTAAAAGAAAAAGAGGAGAAAAACCTTCCCATAAAAACTCTAAGGCACATAAAGATGCAGTTAAAGCCGGTAAAAAGATTAATAAAATGTCTGAAGAAGCTGCTAATTTACAAGATGGTGCAGCAGATTCACATGGTTTCGGTTATGAAGAAATTTCTGAAGCTTTTGGCCAAAGAGCACTGGATGGACTAAGTAGTGATCTGTCTGACATAATATTAGATTTTTTCAAAGCAAATAAAGTACTAAGAAAAGAACCTCACCAGAGAAAATATAAATCAGGTCTAAGTCCTGAAGAGTTTGTAAAAGGTACTAAAGAGATGTTCCTTAAATTAATTTTTAGTAGCGTTAAATCTAAAGTACTAGCCGATACGACTATCACTAAAGAGTCTAGATAATGAAAAAATCTCAACTCATAACCCTAATTAAAGAAGTACTACAAGACTTTTACAATACCCAAGGAAATACTCCGGTAGATTGGGAAAAAAGAGATTGGGAACTATATGATGAAAACTACGCCGACGGTAAAGTAAAAGGTAAATCTAGACCCGGTAGAGTTAAAAAATCTGGAGCAAGCTGTAAAGGTTCAGTTACCGATCTTAGGAGAAAAGCTAAAAATGCATCCGGGGAAAAAGCTAAAATGTACCACTGGTGTGCGAACATGAAAGGTGGTAAAAAATAAGTTATGTATGTCAAAACAGTTTTATATAGACTCGTTAAAAGAATATAGAGACGCCCACAGACTTATCGATCAAATCGAAAAAAGTAACTGGATAGACTCAAAAGTAACAATCGTTATATGTTCTCCTGAATACAGTTCAGGTATATGTCAACTACTTTCACACAAACTTTCTCATTTAAATAATCATGTACCGTTTGATTTGGATTTCTTAGAAATGCCATATCCTGGTAATGAATTATACTCTATTGATGAATATATAGAAGATATAGATACTTTAGTATCTAAATACATTAATAAAGATAATAAACTACTTTTTATTGATTCTGGTACACTTCGTGGTAAAAATTTTACTATATTAGATAAAGTATTAGAAGGTTCAATAGAAAGTGAAAGAATTAAATTTGGATGTATGTACATTCAAGATGATTCAATATTTGAACCAGACTTCTATGTACAGAGGTTTAATCTCAGAAAAGACGGCGGATTAACCTTCTGGTGGGAGAATCAAGATAACCCATATTGGGGGTGGTAAAATAACTCTACACTATTTATTTATATAGCTATAAACACTAATAAAATGACATACCAAGAAGTAAACGACCGTTTAACAAGGGTCCAAACTGCATTACAGTCTTTACAGGATGGTTCTTATGCAAATTCTACTGGCATAAACGTTCCGCAAATGACCTCACAACTTCAAGAGGTAGAGGCAAAATTACAAGAACAATTACTTGTTTTATCAGAAGCTGAAAAAACAGCTTTTGTAAATGGCCAAGCTACTGAATACACAGACGAAAAAGAACTTCAGAAACTTAAAGATAACCAAGATGTTAAATCTATTAAGACAGCTGGTGGTAAAAAAATTAAGGAAGAAGCTGGACTTCAATTTTCATTAGAAGAAACTAAAGCTATTGCTAGAGAAATAGGAAAAGCAGTAGCAAAAGGACTTAAATCAATGGGAGATGAATTAGCTTCTATGAAAGTTAAAAATATAGAAGAAGGATCTTTTGATATTCATGTACAGTACAAAAAAGATACTTCCACAGATGATTTCTCTTTTTATATTACAGGAGACGACTTACACCTAGTAGATTTTTCATTCGATAAAGTAATTGGCGGTGTTGGTGTTAAACCTTCGGGAGAACCAATCGTACACGTTGATGTAATAGCAAATGAACTTACCAAACACTGGAAGTCTCAAATGAAAGAAGGAATGTCTGATGAAGAATGGGCCAACGCAGAAGAAAAAGGTAGATTAGAAGATCATCCTGAAAAGGATATGATTAAAAAGATACAAGCTCTTATTGCAAAAGAAAAGAAAATAAAAGAAGGAGAAGGAGCAAGCGAAGAAGAGGAATTGAAAGAATGGGGCAGCTCAGATCAGAACATAATGAATCAATCTATTCATAAAGATCTAGGAGAACCTACATCCATGCCCTCTCCATTTAGTCAAGAACTGGAATCAGCAGTTGAAGATGCAGTAGATAACTATTGGAACGATTGGGAAGAATATGACACTGATAGAGAAGGTTTAATTGAACATGCTAAAAAAGCATATTTTAGAGCTTACTTTAAAGAAACGTTTAATAAAATGATTCAGATGTTTAGTGAATCACAGGTAAATGAAGCTCCAGAAGGAATGTCATATCTTGAAGTATCCGTAAGAGATGCTAGAAAGGCAATGGCTATAATGGATGACCGGTTTAGAGGACAGTTTGAAATGAACGGTTCTAACGTTTATTATTTTAATGATGATTCTATGGCTTATGATGCTATGATGGATCTAGGAGCTCAAGGTATTGAAATTGTAGATACAAATATAGAAGAAGGAGTTAGAGAGAATGAAACACCAGAAGGTGGAATGGATCAAGGAGGAGACTTAGATGTTGGACATCAAGATGATGAACCAAACATGCTTAAAAAAGATTTATACGATATTGCAACATATGCAGCTAAGTTATATAAGCAGTTAGACAAATACGACAAACATGATGGCGAGGTAGACTTTCCACATTGGTGGCAGAAGAAAGTTACCTTAGCCAGAGAATATATTTCATCTGCACAACACTATTTAGAAGCAGAAGAAAAACAACCTGCATTAGATCAGCTTGCTTTAGAAAGAGTGGTTAAAGATAATGAATCACCGACACTAAAAGCTAAAATAGCTGCTGAAGATTTTATGAGTCAGTACCGTAAAGCATTTAGACTAGTTTCTAATAACTTCGGTAAAGAGGCAGAAGCAGAATTTAAAAGTATAATTAAAGCTAAATTTGCTGCACTCCAAGAAGGAGATCTAAACGAAATGGTAGATCCTTCCTATGCTGATATGTTAGCACAGTTTATTATACTAATGGGATCTGGATATGGAGCATTACAAGCAGTTAAGAAGCTTGGAGATGAGACAGGAGACATTTCTTTAGATAGTGTAAAGAAAGCTATTAAAAAATATAAAGACGGAGATGTTAGCGAAATTGGAATGTTTCACGATCCGGTAGGGTATGAGAAAAGCAAACCAGAAACACCTACCTACACTAAAAAGTACGTAAGTAAAAATGTCTATGATATTTTCAAACACGGTAAAAAAGTAAAAACCGTTAAAGGAAGTGAAGGAGAGGCTAATGCTTGGATGAATAATGCTAGTAAAGGACAGCAGAACGAAGCAGCAGAAGGACAATCAATCTCAGATTTAAAACCTGGAGATAAGTTTGAATTTAATGGTAAAACATATACCTTAGTAAAACATATAGAAGGTAACATAGCTAAAGTAATACGTCCAAACGGAGATACTTCTACAGTATCTTTTGGAGGAAAAATAAATACAGGTAAAAAAGCCGGTATTGGACCTGATGCTTTTGGGCAAGGAAAAGGCCATCATATCGATGAAGCTCAATCTACTTGCTGTGGTAAATGCGGTAGAAAACACGTTAAAGGAACTAAATGTAAGACTCCTTACTTAAAAGGTAAAGATCACTGTAGAACAAGATAATATGAAAAAAGCAGATCTTAAAAATATTATTCTAGAAGCATATCAAGAAGTACTCATAGAAGGACTTTTAGATGAACTAGAAGAGGCTGAAGGAGACGAAGAACCAACTGAAGAACCTGCACCGGAAGATGCTGGAGCACCAGAAGGAGAGGAAGTACCAGAATCAGAACCTGGAGATGAAGCAGAACTTGCCGACGCTACAGATACTATATTAGGTAGATTTCCTACCCTTAAAGCTGCAATTATAAAATTACAGACAGAAGACTTTACAGAATTTGTAGACTCAATTGACTGGATTTCACCCCGTCCTACCGCTTTTAGAATTAATCTAAAGAATGGACAGGATTATGAATTAAAATGGACAGGTAAAACTTTTGTAGCTAAAATATTAGGTAAGAGATATTTCCTTTCTAATATTGCAGATTACCAACAAGCACTAGATAAACTAGCTATTCTTTACTCAGAATCACCGATGAAAGGAGCTGGGGAAGGAGAAGCAGCAGAAGGTATTGATTCAGCAGACACTGGAGGAGGAGACTTCCCAGGAGAAGAAGGAGGAGCAACCGGAGGTGAAGAACCAGCAGCAGGAGGAGAAGATTTAGGAGCTGGAGGAGAAGAAGGCGGAGGAGCAGATTTAACTGACGAACCAATAGACTTCGAAGACGGAGCAGAACCAGAAGCTTAATGAATTTAATAGATAGAATCATATTAGAATGGTCATATAAGACCGAGAAAGGATATCCTGATCTTAATAATAAACAAGATTTAAGGATATTTGAATCTCTGTTTGGTTTCAACTTAGAAGAAATGGCAAAAAAACCATTTAGTTTCCTTTCCCCAGAAGCTCAAGAAGTAGGAAAAGCCATAATGGCAAAATTAAACATTCCTGAAGACGAGATTGCATCACACTCTAAGAACAGAATAATAGTACTTACAGACATACCTAGACAGCAAGTATTTAGTGCATTAGGTGAAATGGGATTTGAAAGAGACAGCACCACAAGAGGTTCCAGTGGAGGAGGGTACCGTACTGATTCTGGAATAGAAATAATTCATAAACCAAAATCTCTTACACAAATTGGAGGAGCAGGAGTCGGTAATGAAACCTTTATATACGAAAAAATTAAGAACGTATTAGAATCAAATTCCCCAATAAATGTAAAAATCGATTCTAGTAATGGACCTACGTTAGAATATCGAGGAGTAGTAGGAGTTAACCACGTAGGGAAAGAAGGTGAAAGAAAAGGATGGAAAGGAGATATATCTCTAGAGACATCAAAAGGTCTTGAGTTTATCTCTATAAAAGAAGATGGACCCTATAGGTGGGCATCTGTAATGGGAAGGTATAAAGAATTTTATCAAAAATTTATTACAAAAGCTTATAACGGAGATTACCCCTTCTTAAAATTAACTCCTTTAGAAAGTAACCCTAGAGTTCTACAAATGATGAACCCAGATAACGGTAAACCATACGGAAGAATATTCATACTAAATCATCCACAAGTAGAGAAAGATACATATGATATGGCTTTTGGTCAAGACCATGCACAAATAGTTCAAAGATCTTTTACTGACGCAGACTTTAATTTAGAAGGAGATACCTTAACTATTAAAGCTAGTAGAACTATGAAAGACCTATCAGACTTTACAGATGATGATCTACCGATAATTGAATTTGAAAGAAATGCTTCTAAAGCAACTGCTACAGAAGGACCCTTCAATAGAGGTATTGTCGTAAGAACAGGACCTAAGAAGAGAATGAAAAAAGCAACAGAAAGAGCCAATAACCTTGTACTTCAGTACGATGAATTAGGGCTATAAAAATGAGTTATGGCACAAGACATAAAAAAGATAATTGCACAAGAATACCTCAAGTGTGCAAAGGATCCAGCATACTTTATGAGAAAGTATTGCTATATTCAGCACCCTAAAAGAGGGCGTATACTCTTTAACCTTTACCCATTTCAAGAAAAGGTACTACATTTATTTAGAGACGAGCAGTTTATTATAACTCTTAAATCAAGACAGTTAGGTATATCAACTTTAGCTGCAGGATATTCTCTATGGTTAATGTTATTTCATAAAGATAAAAACGTCTTGGCATTAGCAACCACACAAGCTACAGCACGTAACCTTGTAACTAAGACTACTTTTATGTATGACGAGTTACCAAAGTGGTTAAAACTACCAGCCGTTGAAAAAAACAAATTATCTTTAAGACTTAGAAACGGATCTAAAATACAAGCTAAATCATCTAATGCAGACGCTGCCCGATCGGAAGCGGTATCTCTCTTATTAATAGATGAGGCGGCCTTTATTGACAACATTGAGGAGACCTTTGCAGCAGCCCAACAAACACTAGCTACCGGGGGTCAATGTATGGCCTTATCTACACCTAACGGTATTGGTAACTGGTTTCACCAAACATGGGAAAAAGCTGAAACAGGAGAGAATTCATTCTGCCCAGTAAGACTCCCCTGGACTGTTCACCCTGAAAGAAATCAGGATTGGAGAGATATGCAGGATAGAGATCTTGGCCCTAGAATGGCAGGACAGGAATGTGACTGTGACTTCTTAGCTTCAGGGGATACTGTATTTGAACCAACCGACCTTATTTTCTATGAAGAGACTTATCAGAAAGACCCTGTAGAAAGAAGAGGAGTTGATAGTAATTTATGGATATGGGAACCTGCTGACTATACAAAAGACTATATGGTTGTAGCCGATGTCGCTAGAGGAGATTCTGCCGATTACTCTGCATTCCATGTATTTGAAATAGAATCATGTACCCAAGTAGCCGAATATAAAGGTAAGATATCTCCAAAAGACTTTGGAAATGTACTTGTAGGTATAGCATCAGAATATAATGAAGCCTTACTTGTCTGTGAAAATGCAAATATAGGGTGGGCTACAATAGAACAGATACTCGAAAGAGAATATAGAAATATGTACTATAGTTCTACATCCAATATGGAGACAGTAGAATCATATATGAACAAATACGAAAGAGATAAACTCGTTCCCGGGTTTACAATGTCTGCTAGAACTAGACCTTTAGTCATAGCTAAGATAATTGAATACGTAAGGGAAAGAGCGGTTACCCTACAATCTAAGAGGTTAATGGCCGAGATGAGAGTATTTGTATGGAAGAATGGTAAACCTCAAGCACAGACGAACTACAACGATGATTTACTCATGGCCTGTGCAACAGCATTATATGTTAGAGATACAGCATTGAGGTTAAGACAGCAAGGTATGGATTTAGCAAGAGCACAGCTATCTTCTTTTGGTAATTTAAACTCTCAGAACAGAGCAGTTATGAGTTCAGTTGGTTCCTATCAAGATAATCCTTATATTGTTAAGACAAACCATGGTGACGAAGATGTCTCATGGTTATTTAAATAATACTATTTATATATAAAGTAAATTTACAATGGCGGATAAATCCTTATTTGGTAGACTTAAAACACTCTTTGCTTCTGACATTATTGTTAGAAACGTAGGAGGTGATGAGTTAAAAATTGCCGACGTTAATCAGATTCAATCCACGGGTAGATATCAGACTAACTCGTTAGTAGATAGATTTAGTAGACTCTACATCTATAATAATAAAAACGTATTTAATCCTAACCTGAACTATCAGACATTAAGGATTCAACTATACTCAGATTACGAGGCAATGGATACTGATCCAATTATTGCTTCTGCATTAGATATTGTAGCTGATGAAGCTACGGTTAAAAACGATAATAACGAAATATTATCGATTAAATCATCTGATGAAAATATACAAAAAGTCCTTTATAACTTATTTTACGATGTACTTAACATCGAATTTAATTTATGGTCATGGACTAGGAACATGTGTAAATACGGAGACTTTTTCTTAAAGCTTGAAATAGCAGAGAAGTTTGGAGTTTATAATGTTCTACCATACACAGTCTACCATATGGTTAGACGAGAGGGAGAAGATCCTACCCAACCAGGAAAAGTTGTTTTCCAATTAGATCCAGACGGATTAGCTTCTTCACAGAATCCTAACTACCTTCCTAAAAGAGAACAATCTAAAATAGTTGAATTTGACAACTACGAAGTAGCACACTTTAGATTGATATCAGATACACATTACTTACCTTATGGCCGTTCTTATTTAGAACCAGCTAGAAAGATCTTCAAACAAGTTACTTTAATGGAGGATGCAATGTTGATTCATAGAATCATGAGAGCTCCAGAAAAGAGAACTTTCTTTGTTAACGTTGGATCTATTCCTCCTAACGAAGTAGAGCAGTTTATGCAAAAGACTGTTAATACAATGAAAAAGACTCCTTATGTAGGAGAAGATGGTCAGTATAACTTACGTTTTAATATGCAGAACATGATGGAAGATTTCTATATCCCGGTAAGGGGTGGAGATACTTCTACTCGTATTGAAACTACTCCTGGTCTACAGTATGACGGAGTAACAGATGTACAGTACCTTCAAGCTAAAATGTTTGCAGCATTAAAAATTCCAAAAGCATACTTCGGATTTGAAGGAGACTTATCTGGTAAAGCAACACTTGCTGCAGAAGATATTAGATTTGCACGTACAGTAGAAAGAATACAGAAGATATTAGAATCAGAGTTAACTAAAATAGCATTAGTTCACCTATACACTCAAGGATTTACAGGAGAAAGTTTAACTAACTTCGAAATCAAGTTATCTACTCCATCTATTATATTTGAACAAGAGAAGATTGCTCTATTAAAAGAGAAGATTGATCTTGCTAATCAAATGAAAGATACTAAATTATTCTCATCAGACTATATCTATGAGAACTTATTCGATATGTCTGAAGATACTTACATGGAGATGAGAGATTTAGTTAGAGAAGATTCTAAACGTTTATTTAGAATAGCTCAAATTGAAAATGAAGGTAATGATCCTGCTAAATCAGGAACAACTTACGGAACACCACACGATCTTGCTTCTATGTACGGTAGACGTTCTACTGCTACACCAAAAGGAGGAGCACCTGGAGAAGTACCAACAGGATATTCAGAAATGGAACCTAAATGGGGAGAACCAGGAGAAGAAGGAGGTAGACCAAGAGAAAAAGCATCAGTTTACGGAACAACAGCTGCGATGGGCGGTAGAGATCCATTAGGGCAGCATGGTATGAAAGGCGGTTATCCATCAGATAATGATAATGTAATGGAGAACCTAACCACCCAAGCAATATACCATAGAACAAAAGACTCATTAAAAAATATCGTTTTTACTAAAGAGAATGCTAATGAACCTGATATGTTGAATGAAGGGAACATTAGAGATTTAGGTAATTAGTAGATATTTATAATCGTAAACGTGTATAATGAAAGTAAAACACTCAAAATTTAGAAACACAGGTCTTATTTTTGAGCTGCTTGTAAAACAAATAGCATCAGATACTTTAAACAATAGAGACTCTGCTGCTGTTAAGATACTTAAGAAGTACTTTACAGGAAAAACAGCCTTAGCAAAAGAATTCAAACTATATGAATTTATAGCTAAGAATAAGAATATATCTCAGTCTAAAGCAGAAGCAATTGTTTCTACTATTACTGAGATATCCCGTAGATTAGATCAAAAACAATTAAAAGAGTCTAAATATAACCTTATATCCGATATTAAAGAGAACTACAACGTAGAAGAGTTTTTTAGTATTCAGGTTAGAGATTATAAAGCTTTAGCTGCCTTATATTGCTTATTAGAAGCACAGAATAATGCAGATTTAGTTGATCCGACTGTATTAGTAGATAACAAAACTACTATTTTAGAACATTTAACCTCTTCTCCACAAAAAGAAGCAGACGTTAAAGATACTTTAATAGAAGACTACGCTAAATACGATAAAGACTTACGTTTACTTACTTTCAAAATATTGTTAGAGAAATTTAACGATAAATACAAAGATTTACTTCCAGAACAAAAGAACATTCTTAAAGAATTTATTACATCAGTTAACTCAAATGCACGTTTACGTAATATAGTTAACGAGGAACTAAACAAAATATCTTCAGATGTAAGAGACTTAGTTAAGAAAGTTAAAGACGAAGTAGTTAAAATTAAATTAGAAGAGGTTGCTAAAGCTATTGTACCTATCTCTAAGACAGAGAAGATAACAGACAGTCATTTAGTAAACTTAATGCAATATTACGATTTAGTTAACGAACTTAGATCTATCTAATGAAAAGATCAGAGCTAGTAGGACTCGTAAAAGAGGTAATGCATGAGCTTCAAGAAGCAAACGTTACAAATGTAGGAGGAGCATCATTTACACCCGGTGACGGAGCACAGTATGCTACTCCTAAAGCTTTTGGAAAAGGCAATAGAGCAGTTAAAACATTAACTAAATTAGGATTCAAAAAACAAAGTCGTCCAAAACGGCCATCACATACTAAAGGATTCGATTACTTATAAAATTATGAGAGTAAAATCAGTAACAGAGAGATATAGAGCCGTAAATGAAGGCACTATGAGCAAAAAAGAGTTTGTTCGTCAAATGAGACAGCAATACCCTATGCACGTAACCCAATTCAACGGATTTGACGATTCAGTTCAAATCTTAAAGAATAGAGGTCTTTTATTCGAAACAAAAAAAGAAGTAGTTGAAGCACACGTATATGACGAAAGACCTGCTTTAAACTATTCTTTAGATGCTTTAGATAGAGCTATCAGAATAGAGATTCAAACACTTGGATTAGAACCAGGAGAGAATATCTCTTCAGCTGACTTTAAAAAAGCTGAAAAGAAAGCTAAGAAAAACTTAGAAAAGAATCCAACACATTACTTAGACTTAATGTCAGGTGAATCTAAAAAAGTAGATAAACACGACAAAATGAAAGAAACAAAGAGAGGCGCTAAAGATGCCGATACTTTTAATGCTATGAAGAAAGCTACATTAAAAGAAGGGTATACAGAAGAACAAATCGAAGCTGCTATTCAAAGAATTAAAGAGAGAAAAGGAGCTACATCTATGGATGAAGCAGGTGAACCTGTTTATGTAGATGGAGAAGAACTTTCTTTTGAAGATGCAGTATATGATTTTATTGAACTTACTGGTGATATGATTTCCCGTGAATGGAAACATAAAAAATGGTTAGGGTATATTGAAGATAATGATCCGCACTTACTACGTAAAGATATAATAGATGCTGCAGCTAAGCAATGGCCTGATGATATCAATCCATTTATAGAATATATGGACGGAATTGGCTATGAACTTGACATCTACGAAAAAGTAAAAGAAGAAAAGAAAGACATAGTTAAAGAAGCAGGTAAAACCGCTCTTATTCAAACTATGAATAATGCAATAGCAGCTATTAAAGGTAAATACGGAGAGATGCCCGGTATTACAGGTATCATCAGAGACTTCTTAAAAACACATATAGACGATTTAGCTGATGGAGCAGATCCATTAGATGAATTTGAAAACTATGTTGATGCAAACTACGATTCTTTATCAGAAACAGAGGAAACAATTTCTGAATTAGACGGTACCGGAACAGTAGATGCTTTAACAGCAATAATTGGAGCTGGAGGATTAGTAGGAGGAGCAGTAGCTTTAAGTAAGTTAATGGATTCTTTAGAAGATGGTAAATTTGGAGACAAAGGAAAAGCAGTAGCTAAGTTCTTAAGAGATGCTGGAAAAACTTTTTCTGGTCAAGGAGCTCCAATGAAAGAAGGAGAGGTAGATGAATTTTCAATTGAGGATTTCAAAGAGATGTTACTTGATCCTGAAATGGGATATGAAGAGGATTTTCCGTCTATTGTTAAATACAGTATTGACTCTCTTTATACAGCTTTTAATTTAGCTCATAATACAAAAGGATATGATGTAGAAGAGTTTTTAGAAGCACTTTCTGATGATACATTACCTATGAAAGTTTTTAGACTTTTGAAACCGAAAGGAAGTTCAGTAGAAGAAAAGAAAGGAAAAGATCACGACGGAGATGGAGACATTGATAGTGATGATTATATGGCAGCAAAAGACAAAGCTATTAAGAATGCAATGTCCGAAGAAGCTCAAATAAAAGAAGCAGTTAAGACTTTAATCAGAAAGGCTTTAACAGAAGAATCTATCAATGAAGCAGCTACCGGAAACTTATCTAAATTCTCAGATGATTATGCAGACTTCGAAGGAATGACTCAAATCATCAACCAGCTTGAAAATTTAGTTACCGATGTAGAAGGGTACTATGCTAAGACATCAGAAAAATTACAAAAGATATTTGATGCAGTTGGAAATGTAACTAATGAAGAAGGATTAAAAGTTGGAGGATTTATCGCACCATCTATTGAAACAGCTTTCAGAAAAGATATTCAGCCAGTAGTCAAAAAAGGATTTATGAACTCAGTTCAAATCCCAACCATAAAGGCAATCTCTCAAGCAGATATAGATGCACATAACTCAGGAGAAAGACCTCTAGGAGAAGAAGAAATGGAAGAGAAACAAACGATGTTTACTCCGGTAATGGAAACCAAAAAGAAGTAATATGTCACAATCATTATTAGTAGACGTAACACCATTTAGACCTCTATTAAGAGAATCCAAAACAAAACCTGGAGTCTTTGAAGTAGAAGGTGTTTTACAGCGTGCAGTTGCTAAAAACCAAAATGGCAGAACATATAGTAAAGAGATTCTAATGAGAGAATCTAAGAGATATACAGATGAGTTTGTTAAAGTCGGAAACGCCTTTGGAGAACTTGATCACCCTGAATCTCCTGTTGTCTCTCTAAAGAACGCATCCCACGTAGTAAAAGAGTTATGGTGGGATGGAGACGACCTTATGGGACGTATAGAATTATTAAATACACCTGCAGGTAATATCGTAAAAGAGATATGCAAAGCAGGACACACAATCGGTATCTCTTCTAGAGGAACCGGTTCAGTACAACAAACAAACGAAGGAACTTTAGAAGTACAAGACGACTTTGAATTAGTATGTTGGGACTTTGTATCTAATCCATCTACACATGGAGCATTTATGAACCCAGTATCATTAAATGAAGGTAAAGTTAAAGCCTCTAAATAT